TGTGCGATTGCATCAATGCATACACTTGTGGATTAATTTGTACCATTCTTGATGCCATGAAAGCCATATGCGCAGCTATGTGTGCATCGTGATCCTGAAATTCAAAGGCTGTTAGTAGTTGCATTTGCAATGCACGCGCATTTTCCTTAGCAGGGTCGAGTGGTTCTGGTTGTTTTGGTGCAGGTTTTAACAAACCCTCTATTTGTTTAGTACCTAAAGCTTCATAGACACGTCTGTAAGCTTCATGAATGTTGTGAAGCTGTGGATTTGATTGTGCAATTTGTAATTGTGTCTGTGCTAAAGTCACTCTTTGAGCCATAGACATGATATTTGGATCTGCAACAGGTAAAATATCTACTTTTTCATCAAAATCTGATTGTTTTATTTGTCTTGGACCACCAAAAACATCATAAGGATACTCTGGTGGTAAAGATTCTTGACAGATTTTTGCTAAAATTTTAAATTCAAGTCTCATTGCATAGTAACAACGCTTGTGAACACCACTCATTACACGTGAACCACGTTCCATCAAGGCAATTGTAGTACCAACAGCTCTGTTTTGAACATCGTTACCAATATTAGAATCAGTTATAGCGGCAAATTTTTGACCTGCTTGCACAACAAATCCTAAAAGTTGAAATAAAGTTGTTGACGGCTCTGTAAAAGGCAAATTAAAAAACTGATCACGAATATTACCTCCAGGTGCATCCACATCTCTAAACTCTCCAGGCTGAATTGGTTGATCATCATCCCTTACTCTAATACCTCTAGACTTAAATCCTGCTGGTAAATTTTTTAAAGTTCCTGCATCAATTAATTGTCTTAATGATTGTGTTGCTGCTCTACTTAATCCACCAATCATGTGTGTTAAACCAAAACCATAGAAACCTAATCCAGGTAAAAATTTGTAATGCACAAAATATTCATTTCTTGAATATGAAATATCATTGGGTTTATAATTTCTGTATATTGAAAGTATTTCTCCAGAGCCTTCATCAATAGTTACGATGTAAGGTATTTTTACTTTTTTTGCTTTATCATCAAAGTCTTCATAGTCATCTAAATTTAAATCTACGTGCATCTCTAAAATGGTATGTAAATTATCTGACTCAGTTCGTTTGACTCCTTGTAATTCATTTACCTTCTGCTCTACTTGGTCTGTTGACTCGTTTGGTTTTGCAAGTTCAATATCGCGATAGAAACCAGCAGCCATTTTTTTGTTAACATCATTCTCTGTCATTTTAATAATGTGGGTAATTCTTTCACAATCTTTTAAATCAGATGCGTAGTAGGGAACCACTAAATCTTCAGCAGGAATAAATTTAGAACAAGGTCTGCCCATCATTGCATCATAATATACTTTTTTAAATGTGCTACCGGACAATGGTAAGTAAAATAACATTTGATCCATGTCTGTTGTATATTCTTCCATCTCTTCCATAAGAAGATAATTCATATACTCTTTGACTCTATCTGCTTGTGCTTCAACCTGTGGAGTTTGTAATCCTACTACTTGAGTTCTCACAGGGCCATCAGAAGGTATTAATTCTTTATAAGCTTGTGCCTGAAACTGAGTGACTGATTCAGCTAATAATGGATGTGTTACACCACTTGCGCCTCTAAATGGTTTTGTAACCTCTTGATATTTAGTTCCTAAAAGTTCTAAACCTTTGATGTAGGCTTCTTCCCATTCTTTTCTTGAATTTTTATCTTTTTTATATTCAGCAATTAAATCACTAGCCATGGATTGAAGTGTTCTCTCATCCATATCTTCAGCAAGATTAGCGTTAAAGTCATCTTGAGGTCTTTCTTCAACAACTTCTTCTTCACCTTCGATTGTTACATCGATTGGCAAACCTTCCGGTTGTTCTTCAATTTCTTCTTCTAACACTTCGTTATTTTTCTCTATGGCCATTATTAATTGTACCTCATTGGTTTGAACATATCTACTATGAGTCCACCTCTAGCTTTGTAAGTTTTTTGAGTGCTTCTCATTAAAGGGTTAACTTTAATAGCAAACGCATCAAAATACAACCTTGGATCTCCTTCTGGTATTAATCTAGTGCTAAAGTCTGCTGCCTTTGCTGAAGCCTCATCAAGAGCATCTCTATGATATTCGCTAGTAATTTTTTTACCTTTTTGCACATTATCAGGATATTTAAATTCTTCCTTTGCAGTTCTTTTATATGGTAGTTTGGGATCTGATAGAGATATTTTTGTTGGTCCCGCAGATGTATTATAAAATCTTGCTGAACGTTTCATCAGTTCTGGCATTACAGCTTTACCTTTTCCACCGATACCTTTACCAGTCGCATATCCATAAAATCTTTCGTTACCTGCTTTGTATCCTTGCCTAAAACTCAATTTATTAAAAGGAGCAACGGCTACATAATCAACACCCTCACGTGCTGCCTTTTGCATTAAATATTTTAAGGCATGATCTCCATAAGCATCTGCTTCAACCATAGGAAAGTAATCAAATCGTTTGCTAGAACTTTGATCTCCTCTTAGAAACACACTATTCATTTTGTTCTGAATTTCCTTTATATCCTTAGCTATAGCTCGAGCTTTATTAGATTGTCCCTTTGATATTGCATCAGTCATATCCTCCATTAATTTAGTTCTATTTCGAGCTAATAAATTTAATTCAATATCTGCTTGAAAAGGATTAGTTCTGGCTTCTCCAGATAATTGTTTTATTTTAGATAATTCTTTTGCAACCCTTTGGTTTACATCAGATTGTATTTCATTTATCATAAATACTTTCTTACCTTCAGGTGTGAATCTTGTATCAAACCTTACGTGGTAAATTTGATTTTTGACACCTGTTTCAGAGAAATGTCCAGGATCTGTAAAAGGTTGTTTGTTTGATTTTATAGGTTCATCTAAATAAAAAATAGTTTCTTTGTAATCTTTACCACCTTGTAAGGTGTAACTTGTTTCACTTTGATACTTTGTTTTATTATTTTTCAATGGTGCTACAGCTGAATTTAATTCAGCTTCTGCTTTATTTAAAATTTTTTTCTCTTGTTCTCGTACATCAGGTCTAGCTTTAGCTCTCCTTAATGAGTTTCTTAAATTGTCAAAAACACCTCTACCCAGCTCACCATTCTTCATTGCCCCCATTTGATATAAAGCATCATCAAGATTAGACACCAAATCACTATCTGCTCTAAATTTATTTTTAACAAGATTTATAGAGTTGGTCATGTTTTTAAAAGCAATGTCAAAATTTTGTTGTGCACCTTTTGGTACACCAAGCTCCATTGGTTTGAGTCTATTTACAGGGTTTAATTTAATCATGGCACCTATTTCGTTTGCATCTAACTTTAATCCAAACTTTTTAGCTGCATATAATAATCCACCTGTTAGATCTCCTGCTTCATTAAAGATAGCAAGGTTAGTATCAAATAATTCTTCTTTCGATATGTTTACATCTTTTCCTTGAAAAGGTCCTGAATCGTATTTAAATCTTTTTTCTGCTCTCTCTATTTTTGATGCAGGTTTACCAAATATTTTAAAGTTTACTTTCCTTGTAGATGTTAGATGGTTAAGCCACTCATCAGCTGAATACTTACCTCTACCTAATTTCATTGCCCAATCATATGTAGATGAACCAAATGCAGGAGCAATGTCGTCACCCATTTGTAAAGGCTTAGTTTTTTTTAGAACCACAGGAGGATTCTTCATCTCCTGTTTGGCTAACTCTTGTCCCTGTGCTTGTGATGATTTTGGTTCGTAAGTTATTTGTCTTTGTTGTTGTCCGGTAGCCGGTGTCGCTGATTCCTTCTTACCTTTAAGAATTCGCTTCCCCAGTTGAAATAAACTTTTAAGGGACATTGCACCCCCTTAGTACATTTTAGTAGGTTTTTTTCTTCCTAGTTTACAACCTTTAGCCATGACTGATTTACCTTTTTTATAACCAGGTGCTCTCATCATCATGCCACCACCCATCATTTTAGTTTTTGAAGAATCTCTTATATCACCTCTTATTCTGTTAACTAATCTTTTAATCGCTGATTGAGTTCCAATATTTTTAGGAATGTCTCTAGCTGCTCTAGTCAATTTATTAATTGCAACACCCCTTTTACTTCTAGCCTCTCCAGCAGTTCCAGTATCAGCACCACCACCTTTAGTATAACCCATAGGTCGTTTCATCATGCCACCGCCCATTTTTTTGTATGGTGCCATAGAACCTTCAACATCACCTTTTAATACTCTTTTCATTTTGTCCCTAGCAACTTCTCTTTTACTAGTTCTTTCTCCAGCTTTACCAGTGTCAGCACCACCACCTTTGTTGTACCTCTTCATCATGCCACCGCCCATTTTTCCTTGAGCTCTTAATCTTTCAGTAGCGGCAGCTAAGCCACCACCCATTTTTTTGTTTTTCTTTTCTTTAATTTTATCCATTAATTTTTTTGCTCCATATGCTGTTGCAGCTACTGCTGCTCCAACTGCACCTAATCTGCCAGCTTTACCAACAACTTGTTTTATTCCCATTAATTGTTTTCTTCTTTTTAAAAAATCATCACCTTTTTTTTTTGAGCTTCCATTACTTGTTGTTCCAGAACCTTTACCACCAGCTGATGGTTTTACAGAGCTAATCGGTTTTGTAGGATCTTTTTTTAAGGGAACTAATTTTCCCACTCTAGCTTTCATGACTTTGCCACCTATTTTTTTACCCATTAATTCTTTCTTTTTTTGTTCTACTAAATCTCCCATTATTCCCATTCTGATTGGTCCTTTACCAGGTGTAGCAGTAGCTTTCTTTTTTTTAAGTAATTTTCTTGCACCTAAAGCTCCAGCAGCACCTAATGCAAGTGTACCTAGCACAGCTTTCATGGGTTTAGGGTCTTTTGATTTTTTTTCTGCTCTAAGAACTTCGAAATCTTTTGCATTAATTTTGTCAAATGGAGGAGCCTTTTTTGCAATTTTTGATTGGCCACCGGATAACATTCCAATTTTAATTATTTTTCCTCTAGGATTTTTTTTGTATATGGGGCTTCTTTTTCTTTTACTATAATTTGAAATTTGTTGTGAAGTTCTCCCTGTTGAACCTCCTTCATCTGATCCTGTTTGAGTTAAACCCATTCCTAATTTAGTTCTTCCTGCCATAAAAACTCCTAATAATATTTATAATCCTTTTCTATTTTAAAGTTCGGTTCGTCCCAATCATCTGAATATGTTTGTACAAACCCACCTTGTCGATATCTTAGCACAGCTTGGGTCATAGAATCAACATAGTCATCATATTGACCATTAGGAAAAGCTGCACATTCTTCAATAACTTCCTGTGCCCAGTGTTCTTCAATAGGTGCCCAAACCATACCAGACTCAAATACAGGCTTTC